AGTTCTTCTGACTGGGTAATTAATAATAATGCTATTGAATTAGCTATGATGACTGACAATAGTGTCGGTACTGATGAGTTAGTTAATGGTAGTGTTACTTCTAATAAATTAGCAAGTGCAACTATTACTGCATCTGAACTTGCACCTAACTCTGTTGTTGACGCAAAGATAGCTAGCGATGCTGTAACTGAAAATAAAATAGCAGACGGTGCTGTAACAGCAGATAAGATTCCTAATGGTACTATAAGTTTAGCTAAATTAGCAGCTGGTATTTCAGCTCTTTTCTCACCAGTAGGAGCTATTATATATTATCCTAAAGCAACACCACCAACTGGATATTTAAAATGTAATGGGGATACAATACCTAATGGTAATGGTACTGTACAAGGTATAACAACTGACTTTACAGATTTATATGCTGTAGTAGGTGCATCATTACCTGATTTAAGAGGTGAATTTATTAGAGCATTAGATGATGGTAGAGGTATAGATTCAAGTAGAACAGTTAATAGTGCACAAGGTGATGATAATAAAGCACATACCCATAGCGCTACAGCTAGTTCAGCATCTGCTGGAGGGCATACACACAATGTAAGCTATAATCAGCAACAAGTAGAAGATACTGGAGCAGCTTGGACTACCGATATAAGAAAAGCTGGTGGTGATAATGATGGTGGATCTACAGCTTACAATGATAATCCTGGTGGTTTTATCAATACAGATGGAGCTCACTCTCATACCGTTACTGCTACAGTAGCTAGCTCAGGTGGAACAGAAGCAAGACCAAGAAACGTGGCTCTTTTAGCCTGTATTAAATATTAAACATGGCTCATTTACAACTAGAAAAATTTTATGACGGAAATAACTCCACCACCACATTTTCGTATCCATTTGAATATTATCAAACCTCTGACATCAAAGTAAAAGTCGGAGGCACTTTAAAAACTGAATCAACACACTACAATGTTACTGGTACCAATATAGTTTTCACTAGTGGGAACGTTCCACCTGCAGGTACTAATAACATCCATATTTATAGAGATACTGATGTAGACACATCCAAAGCAACATTTGCTGCAGGGTCATCTATCAGAGCAAGTGATTTAAATAATAATTTTGAACAATTACTTTTCCACGCACAAGAACAAGATAATACAATACAAACTGGTCATATTGCATCAGCTACAGGTAAAGGACAATTAGTTAATACTAATATTTCTGCTACTGCAGCTATCGATGGTACTAAAATATCACCAAACTTTGGTGCTCAAAATATAGTAACTAGCGGTACAGCAGCTACTGGAGCTGCGACAGTTACTGGAAACATTACAGTTTCAGGTACTGTTGA